ACCCCAAATCCCAATTCCCCCGAATGGGATGTACGAGCCTTTAATTGCTTTATGTACGCAAGCGGTTGAAATCCAGCGCGGGCTTTGACTTCAACATCAAATGGCACATTAACAATATCCTTGCCACTACCCCTTCCCACACATGCGCCTTGCCACTGAGTCGATAGGTACTCAGCTACAACTCGCTCTGTGCGAAACCCTCTATGCTTCCTTGCTTGACTAATGATTAAATCCAGCCATATAACCCATTGCAATACCACCAATGAATAGAGCTAAAGTCAGAACCATAAGCAAGGTTTCCTTATCCATTGACTGCCTTACACTTCTTACAAGACCAAGTGCCTGCAACCACTACACCTTCAACAATTCTTGCAGTAATTGTGATGTCAGAAGCCTGCGTTGGTTCATTACATAATTGACAATTAACCGTGTCAATCATAGGAATGTCCTCAACATTGACCCATCCATCAGCTGTGTGAATCTCTGCAAATCCCATTATACCCTCACTTTCTGGGGTTTCCATTTGCCATCACTTCCGATGTTGTACCAAATTGGCGGACACTGATCCATGCCACCAGTCTGCCCCTTAGACTGGCATGTCATACGCGCCCATTCTTTTCCGTTTTTTTGACTTACTCCTGTTTGCCATAACATTGCACCATGAACACATGATGGAATATCTAATTCAGTATTGACAATCTCTGTAATTACTGCTTGATCCTTGAAAGATGTATTCCAATAATCTATATCAATTGAGTCAGGCACAACTGTTAATGCTGGATGATTAGGTGCTACCTTTTTCATTTCTTCGCGGCTAGGACGCTTTCCTTTAGGAGCATAACCCGCATTTGCAAGTGCTCGGCCAATTGCAGATGTCTCGCAATTCTCCAATGCAGAAGTTTGATTGACCCCGCGAGTGCTAACTGTTTCTTCAGCGTACCCCGTTGTCCACGCGATGCTATCTTGGCTAGTCTTAAAGAGATAAGCCTTAACAATATATCGACTAGCTTCCACAACTTCCAACTCAGTGCTAATGCGAAAATCTGGATGGTCTTTAATAAACTTTTCAAGTCTCACCTCTACTGGTTCGTAATCGGATAAGTTAAACATAGAGTTCATTCTCCTCTGTCTGTAGTTGTCCAGCAATAGCTAGATAACTTGCTCCATCAATCCATGAATCAACTCTTGATCCATCTTCAATGGTTCTGGCAATTTTGACCAGCGATAAGATAACTGCAACTTGGTAATCTTCCACTGGCATTTCAAGGTATGCACTGATAAGTCGTGCGGCTCGTGCCATATTGTCACTTGGATGGCCGTAAGAGAGTCCTCTGTCTTTGTATAGATCAGTGGCATGACTAAGTATTTCTCCATGTTTCATTTATTCCATCCAGAATTCTTGGCGATTAACGGCTCGCCCTCGATGCCAGCCTTCACGCAAACCGCGTTCAAAGCCTTGTTTGTAGGATTCTATAGCCATCCATACAAAACTTAATGCAGAGCCAATAATGCAAATAGTCAGCAGCTTGTCATTATTGCTCATACTGACACCGCCATATTAAATGAATCATAATTGGTCAAAAGTACCCATGATTCCAAGTTGTGATCATAAGATTGTTGGAAGGCATAGTCACCCTTTTCAAGAAATGTGCGAGCCATAATCATGCTAACAATGGAGTCATACCAGCAAATAACAGCCCAATCATGTTTAGGATTGTCGGTAAATCTTTCGCCTTGTAATTCCCATCCATTGCCTTTCCAACCCATAACAGTGTCTGTCAAATTGTCAAAGTCTCTAGCTGTGATTGTCATTATTTGACCGCCTTGATGCGTGGGTAATGTCCATTAAACTCAACATACTGAGCTAATGTGACAACACTCTTGTATTCATTGCAGGGGACGCAATGAGTTTGATTTGTGACCTGTCCATCGCAATAAATGCAATACAAGACTTGCTTTGTAGTTACTGCACTTTCGTATATTTCTATTGTTGCCATCATCTGTACCTATCTGTGCCAATGCCCTCGATTGGCTACAGGATTAGTGTTGCATAGGTAACTGGTCAGTTACCTGATTTTAGGTAACGAAATGATAACGATTTCTAGGCGTACAACTTTCCGTACAAGGTGAATGAGCCATCCTTATTTATAGGCACAAGCATGGGAGAAACTCGGTCTGCGTAGGTTTCAATGACTGCAACAGACATCTGCCAATTCGCGCTTCCAGCCTTCAAATAAGAGGCTTTCTTCTTGTCCATGACATTTCCTGCCTCTAACCCCCACAAAGTCCTGTATGAGGCTCCTATGCCCTCTGTGAAGGCACTAATGCCTGCCCTGTGAGTGTGACCACATACCACAGACTTGCCGAACTTCTTTGCCAGCCCAAGAGCTGTAAGTCCAGCATTGGAGTTCATTGATCCTTCGTCACCATGTACCAAGACCCATCCCTTATGAAACTCGAATGGTCGCTTATGGAAGCGGATTCCGAGTCCTGCAAAGTCCATAAACTTTGCGTATTCAAGCTCTGGCAATCCAATGAGGCTAGGTGCTCGTAGTAAAGTATTGTAGAGCCTGTCTGTGTGATTGCTCCTAGTGACATCTGTTGTGCCAAGTTCATAGAGAATATCCTGCGCAAGGCTTCTGTCAGCATCTAGCGTACCTTCCCACTCTAACTTAGTACCTTGCGCCCAACGCGACTGAGACTGCATATCTAGCTCATCGCCTGTGTTAAGGATGAGGTCAAACTTTTCCCGTTTTACTAACTTGATAAGATTCTTAACAGCTTGCTCGTGGTGGTATGGGATTTGTAAATCTGATATCACCAGATATCGCTTTTTAATCATCATCCTCATCCGCGTAATCGCCGAACTTATTTGGATCGACTGGGTCTGGCAATATCCAAGCAGGATAAGATTGAGGTTCAGTGATCATAAACAGGGCTATATCTTCCTTAAAGCCAGCCTTCTTTAATGATTGGAAATACTCATAAATCCCAATGCAGTAAGCATCAAGTTTTGAGTAGCCTTGATCCTCTAATGCCCTAGTTGCTTTTCTTGCCATAGCACAATGTTACCTGTCTAGTAAGATGTTATAGATTTCATCAACCCGCGAGTTGAGTCTTTTAATCTCAGACAAGAGATGCGTAATCACATAACCAGCAAGACCGCCAATGACTCCAAGGGTTGCTATATAGAAAGTAAAAAAGTCTGTTTGCGTCACTTTTTGAATCCAAGTGCAGGATCACTAGGCGATAAGTATCGCAAGACTGGTGGAAGTATAGAAGCAATGCCTGCTGCAATAAGAGCTTTAGGGTCTGTGACCCCAGCAGCTGCCATTGAGATAACTGCTACTAAAAAGGCTCTAGCCCAAGAACCTGCTGCTGTTTTTAGTTCATTCATTATTTTCCGCCTAACATAGGTATCTGAAAAAACTCACCCAAAACATCAGCTTCTTTCTTAAAGCTGACATGCATGTGGTGAAGGTGTTTGTTAGCCCCTGTGTAGTTACGCCACTTCCAGTTAAGGACGGGAGACGCAATCCTGCCGTTAAATATGATGTACGAAATGCGCTTCTCTGCCTTAGACTTGCAACTGATTCGAAGCTGATCTGCAAGGTCTGGCATGATGTGCGGCTTGACTCCTGCACCAAAAAGGTCTGCGTCAATGTCAATGGCACGAACCCAACCCTGCTCATCTGGATTATGATCAGACTTGCGAGCAGCGTGTCGGGTATCACCGACCCAACCATCCGATGCCCTGTCACGATCTGGGAAGGAATCATCTATCTGCTCTCGTAACTGGATAGCAGCTTTAGATAAGTGTGGTTTCATGAGCAATTATCTTAGTCAAGTGTTCCACTTATATCCCTAGTGCCTTTAAGTCGTCAGCAGTTAAACCAAGTGCAGCAAGTTTGGCCTGTGCTGCGGATTTAGCCACTTTGGCTTCGGCCTGCTCAGTTGCTCCTGCTTCTGCTTCTGCTTGGTCTTTTTTGTATTGTGACAATTCTTGCGCGTTCATTTCGCGTTCAATAATTTCGTTTGTTTCAGCATTGACCAGTTTAATGATTGGCTTAGTCATTATTTTACTCCGTAAAGTAGGATTGTTCCACCGCTAAATGTTCCAGTCGATATTAAAAATGTCAAAGAGGTAATCGCTGCACTTCCACGATATTGACCAGAAAAGCAAAGGCCAACCATATCAGCAGTGCTATTTTTTCTCATACTATTTACTGCCGATAAAACCCTTGTAGTGGTTGCTGAGTAATTACTTATTGTAAATGTTCCGTTGCCTTGATAAGCCAGACCCCCATC